GGATAGCAGGATTATACCGCAAACGCGCCTGAACATGTACCCGGAAAGACGTTTTTGTGGACATATCGCGGAAACGTGTACCCGAAAAGGCGGTTTTGGGTACATATCGGACGGCAGGAGAGGAGTTACGCCCCGGACGGCACTCAAGATGCTTCCAGCCAGTGGGCTTCCTGCCGATGGAGGCCGGCAAGTGTGCACTGTAAGGAGGCCTGCCGGAATAGTTAGGTACATTTTATGACATTCAGAGATGAAATTCAAACTGTCCTTCCCGACCTTCTCACTGACCACAGCACCCACAGGCGCCTGCCTGTCGATGCGAAAACACTTCTGCCGCGGTGGAGGAAGCGTCAGGCAGAGCAGGCAATGCGCACGCGGACGAAGGCGGAGGTGGCTACTCCGGTATGGCTTGCGCGCGATATGACGGAGATGATAGAGGCGGAACTTATGGGCGACTGGCAGGCGTATGTCCGGGCGAAGTGTCTCGAAATCACTTGCGGCGAGGCTCCGTTTCTGTGCCAGATGTACGACTGCGTATCAGGCAGGCAGATACCGGTCAGTGAGCGGGGCGGCATTTTTGACCGCAAGCTGCGGCGCGTGTCTGAGCACTGTGAGACCTGCGGCAGGTGGAACCTGTGGGCACTGTACGCCCTGCAAGCCTGCTACGGCTACGAGTATCAGGCTGACAGTCTCGCGCTTGCGCGCATCAACCTGCTCACGGACTATCTCGACACCTGCGAGAGCGTCTTCGGCACTCCGCCTGACGCGGTCATGATGACAAGTGCCGCCATCATCATCTCATGGAATTTGTGGCAGATGGACGGGCTGAAAGGACAGACGCCTGACGGCAGAGAGTGCCTGATACGTGACTGGGAAGCTGGTGAGTACGTGAGATGGAGCGAGCTGCTTGATGGTTGCAGGGGACGGAGTTGAACCGCCGAAAATCCAGGTTTTAAGCCTGGTGAACTATCCGCTATTCTACCCTGCGACCGAAAAAGATGGCAGGAGCCTGCCATCAGCGTTAAGTATAGTTGACAACGCTCAGGCTGTCAATCTTTGAAGTGAGTCCTGTGAGCCCGCTCAAACTCCTTGAGCCATTTGCCGTCGCCGAGCCTCTGGGTGTAGTACTCGACGCCCTTGTCAAGCCTCGCCTTCACCCACTCCTTCCCGCGCCTCCTGACAAGATCGTTGAACTTCCACATCAGGAACCGCGCGAACTCCTCCTCGCTGACCGCATGGCCTTTGAGCATCTTCTGCCACCTGTCATAGCCTGCTGTCGCGTGCTCCGCGTACTCGTCCATCTCCTGCTCAGTCATGGGTAAAATCCGCCATTGTGAATCTGATTTCGATTGCTTTTAGCGCGTCAAGCGTCCCGCACTTCCTGATGGCTTCCTGAATCTGCCATTTCTGCTGGTACAGGAGAGCAACGTTCTTTTTTGCTTCTCTGAGCAGTGTCTCGATGTCGGCAAGGTTCAGGCTGTGATCCACGTTGTCATGGTCGCGGAAGGTTACAGGCTCAGAGCCGAGGAATACCAGCCCGTCAAGATTCTCCCTGCTTCGTGCGTCTCCGTCAACACTGAACCCCAGTGATGACTTGAAGAACGTCGATGGATCTTTTCTCTTTGAGTCAAATCCCTCTGTCGCGTTTTTGACCTGCATCAGCTTAAAGCCTTTCATCTCGTCAAGCGTGAGCGCGATTGAGATGCCGTCCTTGTCCACGTTGTCCACGTTGTCCTTGCTGTCCGCGGGCGTTTTTACCCAGCGCCGATGAAAATCGGGCGTTTCGGTGTCGGGGTAACAGGCGCATTCATAGCCCCTTGCCGCCGCCCCGGCGATGAAAGCCACGCCCCAGGCTGTTGACAGCGTATTGTCGCCGCTGTACTTGCCGTCTTTAATACTGTAAATCATTGAGGTACCTCCGGTAGGTTTTGTCCAGACTGATGAGAGAGCGATGGCAGTCAAAGCGGATCCAGCCTGACCGCCACGAGTGATACAAATCCTTATAGTCTGTAACTGTAATTTTACCGCATGCGGCAAGCTGATACAGCCTTTTGAGCCTCCACCGCTCACGCGTGAAAGTCTCTCTCACAGGCCGCATCAGGAGCCTGCCCGATGCAGTAAAGGAATAGCGGATTTTGCAGAAGGTGAAGCCCTGCCGGAGCGGTGATATGTGCGTCTTGCGCTCACTGATAAAGAGTCCGAGGGCATGAGCCTGCCGCCTGATGCCGTCAAGGACAGAGAGCAGGAAGCTGCGGTCATGGTGCAGTATGTATATGTCGTCCATGTACCTGCCGTAGTACCTGCATGACCTGACCACCTTGCAGTAGGTGTCTATCGGCGTGGGATACCACACTCCGGCAATCTGCGAGACCGGAGCGCCGATGCCGACAGAGCGATGCAGGATACGCGAGCCATCGCGCAGGCCTGATGTCTCGTAGTCGGCGAGGGAGTTGTACGGCACTGCATCAAAATCGGTGTCAGTGTAGGACACATCGGCGGAGTAAGGCGCGAGGAGCATGGCAAGCAGTGAGCGTATGCGCGCGTCCCTGACCTTCGCGTCTATACTCTGTATCAGCTGGTCATGCGGAATGTTGTCAAAGAATTTGGCGAAGTCGATTTTGAGCACCCAGCCGTCAGTGCCGTACCGCCTCCGGTACTCACGCAGGTGACGCGCAAGCCTCGCGCGCGTGAATGCCATGCCCTTGCCCTTGAGGCTTGCTCCGTTGTCGTAGACGAGGTACGGCGTCAGGGCAGGCAGGAGCACCGCATCGCAGAGCGCGTGCTGCAAGACCATGTCGGCAGGATCCAGGGCGCGGATAAAGCGCCTGCATCCTCTCTCGCTGACGATGAATTTGAAGCCCTTTCCCGGCCTGTACGTGCCGTCAATCAGGCTCTTGCGGAGAGCGGTACAGAAATGGAGCCTGTCGCACGTGATGCGCTGTACCGATGTTTTCCAGCCTGACGATTTCTCCAGCTTTCTGACGGCGGCAAGGAGGGCGTTGATATCGGTCAGGCGCTCAAAGGGAGTTGGAAAAGCGGACATTTTTGCCCTGTTTTGTGATGGAAAAGCGGACAGGGAGGCGCGCCGTCTACAGCGTCATGACGTATCAGGGCGCATCGGCGCGCGTGTTCGCATCACTGCCGGACTGCCTCTCCTGCCCTGCATGACCGGATCGGGATTTACCCTACACATAGCCCGGCCTGATAGCATAAGGGGCGGACGCCATTCACGTTGGACGCGTTGTTCGTGTTCGCATTGCCGTTGCCGTTGACATTCGCGAAATTCGCAGACGAGACGACAATAAGAGACAGACCAAAGAGATTATAGCGCAGATTTGAGTTCGCGGTAGCGCTTGTTGTCAGACTTCCGCCAGCCCTTGAGGAGCGCAATCTCATACTCCACCGCATCGCACAAAGGCGTGTACTTTGTCAGGTCAACGGGCAGGATATTCGCCGCGAAGTCTATCTCCTGATACAGCTGATAGCAGGTTGCGATGGCGTTATCCTGATGCTTCCTGCGGAGTTCCGCGTCCGCAAAGGCAGTCGGATAGATGGAGTTTGCGGCGGTGACGGAGAGCACAAGCCGCCGAGCGAGGTCGGCGAGAGACTGCCTCTCGAAGTCAATCAGCCATGCCGGAAACTCCGCTTCCGCCGCCGTAATGCCGTACTTCTCCGCAATCGCAAGAAAGGCGTTCCGGTCGTCCTGCGTCATGTGCCGCGTCTCGATGTCCAGCTGTCTGACCTTGCTCCGCACGCCGAAGTCCTTCAGCAGAAGCGTCATGATGTCCTTGCGGAGCTTCTGCGCCGTGGCGTAAAACTGCATCTTGCTCTCTGACCTGAAACGCTTTAGTACTGACACTTTGCACCTCATTGATGCCGCGCTTACGCGCGGCGGATTAAGGATTATACGAGCAGGGCGAAGGGGCGGACGCCAAACACGAGGGACGCGGAGTTCGCGCCCGCAAGGCCGCTGCCGTTGACAAGCGCGAAACCCGCAGACGAGACGACATCGCTCAGCCAGTACCAGTTACGGTTAAAGATAAGGTTACTGTTCAGGCGGAAAGCGGCAAACTGACCGCACATTGTCTCGTCCATTGCAGCAGAGTGGTTCGGAGACTGTCCGTAAACCATGCCCTCTGACATAAGACAGCATATTTCGCTTGTCCACGCCCCCCACCAGTTTGACGTTCCTGTCCAGTACGGGTGAGATGCCGATGCGGTTGTAGTCGTTACGCCGTTGCTCAGCCCGATGCGGAAACTGATCAGGTGAGACGCCCCGAACGCGTTCTGCAACCCCGTGGCAAACGCCGGCATGACATTGGTGTTCATAAAACTGCCGAGGTAGCCGCCCTCGGTGGTGTTCGTCTCGTTCATGCAGGAGTTGAAGACGATAGACTGCGGCACGATTGCCACGTGGTGCGCCGTAGTCGCCGTGTCTCCGCGGTTCAGCCATATGTCCAAATCCGCAATGATGAAGTTGACGGTATACGTCTTCTGTGCAATGTACTCCGTCTTGCCGTCAGCCTTGAGGATCTGTGGCACGGTGATCTGCTTCGTGATGTAGTCGCCGGGGAAGATGTCGCGGAAAGTGCCGTTTGCGATGTTGGTCGAGACCGTTCCGGCGTTGAATGCCGCCGTCAGATCCTTGCCGCGGTAGAAGTTGCGGTGGTTAGCCGCCCCGTCAGGCACGAGGTCGTAGATGGTGATGGCGGAGGTGATGGCACTGCTGCTGAGCGCGGTAACGGGGATTATGATGTTGCCCGAGCCGTCAAAGCCCGTAGCCGTGCCCGTAGCTGCGCCTGAGAGGGCGATAGTACGCTTGGCGGCAAGCTTGGTCGCGGTCGCGGCGTTGCCGGTGCAGGATTCGGCAGTCGTGGCAGTTGTCGCTGTCGCGGCGTTGCCGGTGCAGGAGCCTGAAGAGCCGGTCACCGAGCCGGCGATAGGCTTACTGAAAGTCTTTGTGCCAGCGATGGTCTGATCCACCGCGCCGGTCTGCACGTAGGCGGAGGCGGCGTCAGCCTTGCTGAGGTACGTGCCGGCGGCGTCAGACTTCGAGAGATGCGTCGCGGCGTCTGCCTTTGTCTCGTAGGTGTCGGCGATGACATTGCCAGCCCCGTCCTTTGCGGCAGAGGCGGCTGAGCCGGAGACACTGCCGAGGATTGTGGACTGGAAGGATTTTGTTCCTGAGATGCTCTGTGTTGTGTCGGTCGTCACCAGCTTCTCCGGCAGCTTGCCGAAGAAGTGGGACAGCCCGGTAAAGTCGAGAAAACTCCAGCTCATGTGTTAAGCCCCCGGAGTGAACAGCTTGTCAATGTCCGCGTTGCCGATCGAGTTGATGTCCGCCGCGTTGGCCTTTGCGGCAAGGGCGGTGTAGACAGTGCCGGAAGTTACGACATTGTTCGAACCCTGAGTCGGCACATCGTCAAAGACCAGCCTGTCCTGCTTCGCGGCGAGGAGCGTGTCAGCCTGAGACTTCGTGTAGTAGTCGGAGAGGTCGATCTTGTCAGTGGACTTGAGCTTCTCAAACGCGCCGTTGATCCACAGGTACTCGTCATAGACGTTCTGAGTCTCGGTCGACTCATCATTCTTGACGAGGTAGATGATGTTGTCCTCTCCGGTCTCCGGAAGCGCGTCAACGGCCTTTGCTGAAAAGCCGGTAAGGTTCTTGATGCGGTCAGTCACCCACACCTTGACCTTGTTGTCGTAGTACGAAAGGCCTGTGTAGTCGAGATAAAGTGCCATGTCAGTCCTCCTCAAAGAGTTTGTCAATCATCGGCTCTGTGATCCTGCCGTCTCCAGTCGAAGGCGGAACATCAGAGCCATTGCCGCCTGACACGACCTTTTTGCCGAGGTTCAGGCTGTTGTGAAGCTGTATGGTGAAGCTGAGGTGCGAGCCGCGGACTTCGGTCATTTCCTTTATCGAGAAGTAAAGGTCTTTGTAGAGGATGACGTCAGTCGTCGAGATGCCCGAAACCCAGCGGATGGTGACCTGATAGGTCTGATCCTGGATCTCCAGTCCGTTGCGGATGAAGTCCGATGCCCTGACCTGCC